CTAACTCTCACTGTTTTCCTGAAATACCCAGCACTTAATCACTTCCGGTCTTTTAAGCGTACTCCCTACCGCAAGCGTGCTATTAAACTGGCTGTTTACCACACTTCGCACCGTCTTAACGCCCACAAACTTATGCATGCGCCCCGCTTTCAATAAATTCTTAATATCCGTATTCAATTGCATAGACTGACGATACTCACTGGCCACCTGTGCAATATGGTTAAAATTCACTGCATAAACGCCCTTTTCACTACTGTGATTCACACCAAAGGCCTCGTTATCGTGTAAATAATCAAACAGTTCCCAAAACTCCATCACTTGTGGTTGGTCGAGTTGGATCGCTTGGACTCGTTGTTTGGCCAACTCAATAATAAAATCGCGAGTTTGGCGAATATGGGCCGCTTTTACAGGAAGAACTAACGCTAACGTTTCTAGCAATGCAATTAATTGTGCGTGATTCTTGGCGATCCGCTCATGGTTAATCGCCTTATCCGCAAATAATTGCGCCTGTAAACCATCTACGCGCTCATTGTATTGCTTTAATATCGCCGCTTCTTTCATCAATACCGTAGGCAAAAAACCAGACAGCTTTTCAATGGGATAACGTTCAAGGGCTATGGCGGCATAACGGGTTTCAACACTTTGCTCCGCTTTATCGGTATAAAGATGAATAATCCGCTCTAAAACGGCGTGTGACGCGTTTATCTCTGCATTCTGTGCAATCACAATACTGCCTTTAAATAATGGCTCGTAGGTCTCATTACCGCTATTTTTCACCCCTAATGAACGGGTCGCACGGCCGTTATACAGTGACTTAAGTTCTTCCCAATCAAACGCTTTTAACTTCGCATTATCTTGCACGCGATCACTTTCAATTAAACACACCGGCAAATTACTAATCTGTGAGAAGTTTCGTCCTCGAGCGGCAACACTCGATTTTGATGCATCGAACCCCTCGTAATCAGCACGACCACATAAGCGCCATAAAAACTCAATCAACGTACTTTTACCAGAACCAGGCTCACCGCAAATTTCTAAAAATGGATAGCTTTTATGGGTCTTGCGTATCTGCTCCGCAAAGAACGAACCCAACCAGAACGCCAACACTACATAACCTTTTGCGCCAAATGCATCCCAAAGGGAGCTCAACCAACTGGTATCAAATTCGCTAAAATCGGTATTAATGGCCAATGATGGGCTAAGGCTTAACGTCTTGATATCCAACTTATTGAGAGAAAAATAATCTTCCTCATTTAACGTAAAACACTTACCATCCTGTACCGCAACATCATTAAACACATACACACCATACTCTTTGTTATAACCCACATAATTTTGCGTGATCACTTCTTTTATATCTGGCAAGGCTTGTTTACAAATGCGGTCTAATTGCAAAGTTGTGCCGGTATAAACCGCTCCTTTGGCCACATGCAATAAACGCTTCTTGAATTCACTGGCGCTGGTTAACTGTGATGCGGTAAACGTGGCTTTAACTTGCGGCTGTCGAGGAAAATCAACACGGATGTAATACCATGATTCATCGGTTTCTACCGATTTTTGGAAATATAATGGCGTGGGATAACAGTTGGCTATTTCAATTACGGTACCAGATTCTTTAACGGCTTTTTGTCTGGCTTCATCTTCATCTAAATCAGGCTCTGCATCATGAATACGCTCAATCGTCTTCATCATTTTATCGATGTCTAACTTAAACCAATACAAACGGTTATCATGTTGAAAATCAAACTCTGAACGCTCCGTCCAATTAAACATTAAACGTGCTTTTTCAAACGCAGTGGAAGCTAACAACAACTTTCCATAATAACGATAACGAGCCATATCTCGTTCAGTTAACTTGCCTTTCATGTGCAAGTCATTCCAATCGTTCCCATTATCAACTTCTGCTGGTCTGGCGGCAGTCGCTTTCCAACCCTCCTCATGACTACGCGCAACAAACTTCCTCATAGCCCGTTCGCCAGCTGCACCATTATCTAACGCCCAAACCAATAATGGTTTTTTATTGTTGCCAAGTTCTGCTTTTAACTTGGCCAAAGCAATTTCAGGATAATTATGGCAAGTCATCAGTGAAACGGCTGTCATACCATTTTGAATAAGACTTAGCGCATCAAAAATACCTTCAGTAAGCCAGATCTCTTTAGCTTGTGTTAAATCTTGTTGAGGTGATGACCACCAATGACCTTTATAAGAACCAAAAAAGTTAGCTTTACGATCAAATCTTGATGATCTATCAATAATACGCTCCCAATATGCGCCCTCTGGTAACGCAAATTTAACTGTTGCGGCACCTAACCCATTAGCATGATAACTAGACTCAGAATAAAGCCCCTTTAATAGCTCAATATTCAACCCTCTAGCGTGCTGTAAATAGGCATCAGCTGCCGCATTGGGTGCTTGTTGTGTCTTAGGGTAATGAGTTGACCAATCGTCAAATATATCGGGATAAATTTCTTTTACGATCAATTCAGCACCACATTTATTCTCACGGCCACAACGCAACACAAACGGCATTTCAATTGAAGTAAATAACTCTTTTTTCTTACAGTTTGGGCAAACACCTTGACGCAAATAACCATTTTGCTCTTTGAATTGAAAGTCGTGTATAAGGCGAGGCAATAACGCCTGAATATGGTATGATTTCATGAGATAACCTTAGAGCACACAATAACTGCCTATCCCGCAGGTTGTGTGCTTTTTATTTACTTATAGAAAATGATTCTCATATGCTGTGATAATGTTTTTCTTTTAGCTCAAGCAATATTTGGCAATCAATACATAATGTGCAGCCTATAACTGCTTGGCGACGGGCTTGAGGTATTGGATGATCACAATTCTCACATTTAAACGCCGATACACTCTTTATTGCCTTTCTCGTTGCTTGAATATTTTGTTCCAACGCTAGCTCTGCATATTCATTGGCACGATCAACTGCATCAGACATAATTAAGTTCTCCTGCTTCTGACTCCAATTTATCTGCCTCACCAATTAATAACTGGTGAACCTGCGCGTAATCTAATTTATCTATTAATACTTTGTTGGCTAATTGACGCTGACGATCGGCAAAATGATTTATTAATGATTTACGTTCATCTTCTCTATTTGCTTTTATATTTTCAGCTACAGGCGTAAATATAGGTTCTGGAATATTTCTCATTTTAAAACCTCATTTTTAGGTAATAAAAAGCCCTGACCGATAAAGGTCATTATTTAATTTCTAAATATTGATAATCTAATTAAATCGTTTGAACCGATTTTTTATCCATGATCGGAAACATGGTGTATGGTATATTTTTTATGCCTGCAATTTCTTGACAGGAAACAGGCATAAAAACCATTGCAAAAAAGGAAATCCAATGAAATTTTATGTTCATGCAATTAAACAAAGCTCTTATTGGGAGCTGGTATATAATGATTTAAAAATAGCTAGTCCAGCTTTTTCTTCTAGAATGGAATCCATTGATAATTTAGAAGAAACTATTTTATATACTGAGCAAGCTGATTTAGATGTCTGTGACGATAAGAGCCTGATATATTTTAAATTTGAAGAAACATCCAATGGCTGGCACTGGATCGCACTCTCTGATTTCAACGGTATAATCAACTTAGTTATAAAGAAAGAAACGCATCTATCTACATATGATACAGCTCGCTTAAAAGCTGAAATATTTAAAAATGAAATCATTTCATCCCCTATTGTCGATTCTGCTGGCGTATTAATTCCCAATATGCATTTTTCAAAAGAATTCTCTTCTAAATTTGATATTGGTGATTTACATCCATCTGCACGCCGTAAACATTTTTAATTAACTAACATTGCCATTCACAAGACAAATCTTTATTTATTGTTATCGTAAATAAATGTGAGTAGCTATTTAGTTTCTGACTTTGCTCAATGATATAACGAAAAAAACTTAAAAATTTTGCAAACGGAATACTTGGGCTAAAGTCAGCCATTCCACTTACAGAAATTAAAACTGTATTACCAATATTATTAACTGGAATGAAATGTATCAGTTGTGATAATTCAAAAACAATACTATTTATTGGTGAATATTTATCTTCAATACAAATATACACCCCATTTTGTGTATTCTTAACGATTGAATTACTTTTCATTTTTAGCTTTCCTTAACCCATCAATATATTTAACCGCCTCAGCCATTGCATCAAACTTACCGAATGACTGATCATCTAACCAAATGTGATAACGAGTAACTGGGTTCATTGCTTTTCGTGGTAATTTAATAATCGTAAAGCCACGATACAGAAAACTATGCTCAGTTATTTGTCGTATCATGATTTCAACCCTAACCACACTAACCAACCGTCGCGCATCTCTTTTGGTAAAGATTCATAAGCCATCTTTAAACCGTTATTCCATGCAGGCAGATAAACATAGTTTTCCGCTCTACTTGAACCCGGTCTTTTCATTTGAATAATGGGTAATTTTCCTGCTTTGCGCATATCTGCAACTGCACTCGCTGGCTTACCAATTAATTCAGCAAATTTTTCCTCAGTTACGACATCTGACAGACTTACGATTTTCTCTCTCATCTGCTACCCTCTTATATCAGGCGCTTTGTAGCGCTTTCGTACTCTTTGCTTCATTGCAAGGAAGTGTAACATCTGGTTATATAATTGGAGATCTTCCAAGATATGTCAATAGATCAAAGTGAAAAATTAAAGCTAATTCGTGAGTCAGAAAGACTAAAAGTGAAGGAAGTTGCTGAATTAGTTGGCCTAAACTATTACTCATATCATGGTTATGAAACAGGAAAAGCTAAAATGCCAATGGAAGCTGGTATGAAATTATTTAAACATCCAAGATTTAGAAAATACCGAGACTGGTTTATGTTTGATGAAGTTAATCCCGATGCTGGTCAGATCGCTCCAGCTCTCGCACACAATGGGCAGGAAGAAATAAACTCAGCCCACTCAGACAAGAAAATTGGATAACGATACATCTAGATTTTTGTGAGTTTATTAATTCACAAAGCATTTGTTCCATTGGAGGGCTTTCTTATGACAATTAAGAAACTCGAAAATGGTCAATATGAAGTGGACATTAGACCGGCTGGTCGTCACGGAAAACGGATCAGACGACGCTTTGAAAAGAAGCAAGAAGTAATTTTATTTGAACGTTATTCGCTGGCTAATCAGCAAACAAAAGATTGGGTAGAAACATCAACAGATATTCGCCCTCTTAGTGATTTAATTGATATTTGGTGGGAAGTGTTCGGCAAAAATACACCTTATGGAAGAATGACACATCTAAGGGTGAGACGTATTGCTGAATCACTGAATAATCCCCCTGTTTGCCAATTAACCGATAAGCAATTGGTACTCTATCGTGAGCTTAGACTCGCTTCTGGCGTAAAAGCTTCAACGATAAATAGGGATATGTCAGCACTCAGCGATATGTTTACAGCCCTTAAAAAAACGGATTTCTTTTTAAGTAAACATCCTGTTCAAGGAATATCACGGTTAAAACAACAAACAACTGAAATGTCATACCTAACAACTACGGAAATTCAGCAATTATTAGCATTATTGGAAGGTGACAACCTAAAAGTTGCCGTTCTCTGTTTAAGCACTGGCGCCCGTTGGGGTTAAGCACTCAAGCTAAAACGTGAACATGTGCTCCAAAATAAGGTGAGATTTACGTATACCAAAACCAATAAGCCAAGGATTGTGCCAATTTCTCAAGCTGTTGCTGACATGATTTGTACAAAGAAATCAGGATTGCTTTTTACTGAAACGTCTTATCACATGTTTCGTCGAGCAATTAAAAAAGTGAAACCCAGTATGGCATTAGGTCAGGCAACCCATGCATTACGCCATACATTCGCCACCCATTTTATGATGAACGGCGGAAGTATTATTAAGTTACAGCGCATCTTAGGACACACTAATTTGCAACAAACGTTGACCTATACACACTTTGCACCAGACTTCTTACAAGATGCCATTCAATATAACCCCTTGAAAGGGTGTACAGAATTACTGGTTTAG